CGCGCCGGGGCGGTTGACCTGATCTTGAAAAATCGCCTTGAATCTCTCTTCGTTTGTCATGTCTGTAACCTCCGTTTCATAACTCTACAATGCCGCCGATTCGGTCAACGTCGGCCCGTGTGACGGTCCGGCGTTTCAGAATGGACGTTATCACGTCCCCGAACCGCTCCCACCGTCCCGACGTAAGCGTGAAATACCGCAATTCCGGGTTAAGCCGCGCCCGTATCTGTAATTGCTGAACCACGGCCCCGGTGATCTCCGTGTTGATCTTGTAAACCGCTATGCGCCCGGTGTCCTTGTCAACCTCCCGGCACACGGCAACCAGCTTCATTGGCTGGGCTTCCGCCGCGGTTTCTTCCTGTTTCGGGTTCCTGCAATCGCACTTTTCGTTTGCGTCAAGGTGTGCGCCGCAATGTTCGCATACCCTGTAAGGCGTTCCCATGATGACCACCCCTTTCTATTCCAGCTTTCTCAATTTCAGATAGATTGACCACCCCGTGAAGTCGTTGTGTTCGTATGTAACGCCGTACACGTTGTCGGTCAGGGTCCAGCCGGGGTATTTCCGTTCCCAAAACTCCCGGCCCGGCTGTTCCTTTGCTATCCTCTCGATCTGCCTATGATTCCAGCGCCCGTCATTCGTGCGGCTTGTCGGTCGCTCCAAATTGTGGGACGATGACCACCGCTTTTTCCCGGCGGCTTGCTTCACAAGGTAGGTACAAAGGGCCGAAATCCCGTTTTCGTCGGATTGTAGGCGGTCGGCGTTGCAAAACCCGATTCGGTCGCCTTTCTTTTGCCCTTTCCGCTTCCGCTTGCGCCACAACTCTTCCACGGTGTCACGGTCAAGCCCTCCGTTCATAATGATGTGATGATGAATGCGGACGGGCTTTTTTCCGTCCTTGCCTGTGCTGTATGCCGTCACAAGCATATATTTTAGGGGCGGCAACCCCTCTTTCTCCCGGCGATACTGGACCCGGCGCAAGTAGTTTGTAGCTTCCTTTTCCGCTTCCTCTATGGTCGCCGGAAGATACCTTGCGGAATATGTCGCCGACACGTGCAACGCGTCCGGGTCGCTCCCGAAATTCAAGTTCGCTGTCTGTGTGAAATACCGCCGGGCGTTCTTGTCGTTCAGGTTCTTTTGTTTCGGTTCGGATTCCTTGACCTTTTTTGAACGCTTGCCCCTGCCGGAAGCTTTCTTTTGCGCGTCGGTGTAGGAATATATATCAACCTCCCTGTAATGGTCCCCGCAATATATCTTCTTTTCCCGCATGAAACTTCGCACCATGCTTCACCCTCTTTCTGTCGATGATGAAGCGGGCTGTTCTGTTTCCGGCCTTGTGCTTGCCGATCACTTGCAAGGGGGAAGAGGGTTCACACACGCGCCCCCTCCCTCTTCCCCCTTGCAAACCCCCATCACCCTCGGCGGCGCATGGAGAAAAAAGGGAAGAGGGGAAAAGGGCGTGAAACCCCTGTAAAATCCCCCGGTTTCCTGTGTGTGCGTGGACAAGGCTTCGCCGGAACGTTAATACCCATTACAAGCCCGCCACGCCGCTTGAAAACGGCGCTTTTACTTGACTTTTCCGCCGCTTTGTGTTATACTCACGTTAGGTTGATACGTGATGTATTTTCATCGGCGGAAACCGCTTCGCGCTTGTTCTTCCAAAGCAAGCGCGGGGCGGTTTTCTTTATGCTGTTTTCCGTGCGGCGGGGAGGGGTCAACCCTCCGCCGCCCTCTTTGCTTCCTCTTCCTGCATGATCTCTTCCGCGTCCTGCTTCGACTTGAAGAGGGACGACACAACCGCCGCCAGCACGTCGCCCCAAAGGGACACGGCATAGTCGCCCAGCGTTTCCATGACGGCTTCCGCGGCTTCCTCAACCGCCGCGGCCCGGCGCTCCGCCTGATCGTCTGCGTTCTCTTCGCCCGGAACAGATACCAAGATGTCAGATTTCATATTGCAAAGCGGGCGCACGCCGCGGCGCCGTAGTACGCGCCGTCGTTGTCCAGCGCGCCGGAGGAATTGACGCGGCGGACGCGGCACGAGTATTCAGGGTCGCACGTCCACGGGGTCAGGGTCCACCACCAGCACCCGATTTTCGGAATCAGGGCGCGGAACTTGCGGTACAGGCCGTCGGAAATCAAGGCGATTTTGTCCGTCGCGGTCCCGTAGTCGGTCATGCCGTCGTCGGCGGTCAAGTCGGTTTCGAGGTCGAGGAACGCCGCCCGGTCTGCGCCCTCTGCAATCAGCGCGTCAAGGAACGGGCCGTTCAGTTCCCGGCGCAAGGACGACTTGCGCCAATCGTTGCAATTCTCTTCGTCGAAAGCCCGTTCAAAGACGGGTTCGGCGGTAAGGACAAGCGCGCCGCCGTCGGTGTTGTCCAGCTTGACCCATTCCACCCCGGCATAGGTGAAGCGCGCACCGCATTTCAGTTCAGCAAGTTTTTTCATGGTCTTTTCCTCCTTGATGTTTTTTCATATCGGCGACAATATCGCCGACGGCTTGCGAAATGATGTAGTAAAATGCCGGGAGAAACAAGGCGAACACTTCGCCGCCCACCGCGTTGTACCCGCGTTCCGCATAGGCAACCGCCGCGCCCGCTCGAAAAAGCATGATTCCGGCGACGGTCAGCGACGCATAAAGGGCGATTGTTGCCCGGCTTACCTTTGCCCGGCGGCTTGTCCTCCGCCGCGTCCGGGCCTGTCCCGCTCCACGGTGGGCCGTTTTAATCTCTGTCATGTTGCTTCCTCCCATGCGCTGAAATGCGCGATTCTCTCTATGTCAACCGGGTTTATGGCCTTGTCGTCAATGTAAAGGTCTGCATATACCTTTCGCCCGTCGGACGGTTTCAGGCCGATTGTTGCGGCGTATGGGTTCCACGGGTTTTCATTGACCGCGTGAATCGGTATTTTCTGCGCTTTGCAGAACGCCACCGCTTCGTCAAGCAGTTTCCGGGTTCCGTTTTCCCGGCTTGTGTAAAGAATGATCTTTGAACCCTCCGCCGCCAGCTTCCGAACGTAGCCGATGACAACGGGGTTCGGCTCCCCAATTTCCGGGAAAGCGTTGGTGCAAAGTGTCCCGTCGAAATCGACGGCGACAAATTCATATTTCGGCATTGCCTGTCCCCCTTTCGGTTTTGTCGGGGTCGGCGCTCCCTTTCCGGGAAATCTCATATTCCGCCCCGTAACGGCGGCGTTTGCACCGCCAGCACGTGATCTTCATATTTCGCCCGCCGCCGACGCGCTTTATATCGTGCTTTCCGGCCTTTTGCAGTTCGAGGAAGCAGGGCAAACAGAATTGACGTTTCATGTTGTCACCCCCTCCCATGCCGCCGGAAGTCCCCGGCATTCGGGCAAGTTTTCCAATGCGGCACAAATGCAACGGGAAGTTCGCGGCTTTCCTCTTCCGGGCGGGCGCGCCGCCCGACGATCACCGCGCCGTCGTCCGTTACGAAACGGTCGCGCCCGTCGCCCTCAATCACGAAAACGGGTTCAGGGTCAACGGGCATATTCCGTCCCGCCGTGGTCTTTATCCACTCAATTTGAGAACCGCACCCCCGGCAAAGGCTCATACGGCGCACCCCCTTTCGGCATAGGCTTTCGCGGTGATCTCCAGCATTCCGCGAATGAAAAGGTATGTCGCCCGCTCCGTCGGGGCCTGTTCCTCCCATGCCTTGACCTCTTCCGGCTTCAACTTCCGGGCGGTCATGGAACGAACCCCGCACCAATAGTCGCTTGCTTTGATTCCGTATTCCCGGCAATATATCCGCTTCGCCTGATCGCCGGACACGGCCCAAACGTGAAGCTTGCGCCCGCCGGGGCTTTCCACAAGATAAAGATTTTTCGGCTTGTCCATCATTGCACCGCCTTTTCTGCTTCGTATGGGCTTTCAAGGGTCCATTCCCACGTTTCCGCGCTCTTCCAGTCTTTTGTAAAGCTGTTCCGCTCTCCGTCCCCTGTAAAGAAGAGGTATTCCGGCGGAATCACCCGGCCCACGTTTTCTTTTCCCTCTTTTTCTGCGTTGTGCCGGGTCAGCACGTCCGCCGCCAGCGATTTCAGTTCTTCCGTTACCGGGTTATCTTCCGAATATCCGGCGAATTGCGCCGGGGCTTCTATGACCTCCAGCACCGTGTCAGGGAAGCGCGGGTTGTCAACCCGGTTCAGGACCACCCATACGCAAGCCGCCTGTTCCGTTTTTGACGTTACGCCGCGGGCTTCTCCGTAAAGCATTTTTGCGAGGGCTTCAACCTCCGCCGCGGGCGGTATGTATTCATCTTCCGCCGCTTCCGCTGGGGTCCTTTCCGGCATTCTCTCTACTGCAACCGCCGGGCGTTGTCCTCTTGTCCATTCCGCCGCGGCTGGTTCCGGCTCCGCCTTGTCGCACGCCGTCGGAGAAATAAGCGTCATTCCGACAAGCAGGGCAATGGCCACCCGCGTCATCTTCCGTAAAATCACGGTTCCGATCTGCGCCGCGGTCACGATTCCGCCCCCGCTTCGAGGGTCAACCACCAGCCGGGGTTGTTCCTGAACTCTTCGTTCGGGCAAGCGTCGCAATTCTCCGCGTCGCACCCGGCGCAAAACTGTTCGTGAAATCTGTCGTCCCACGGTCCTTCTATCACTGGCAAGCACGCAAGAAACTTCCCCAGCACTTCCGGGCTTTCCGTTATCCTTTCAAATACTTTCACCGTCAAAACCTCCCTTTCAGATTCCCGGACGATCACGCGCCCGCGTTGCTCTCCGCGGTCGTGCGCCCGCGGCGCTTGAAGCTTGCTTGTACCGTCTGCTGGGCAATAACGGGGCTGTATGCCGGGCGCTGGTTGCGGTCAAGAATCACGTTCCCGCTCCCGTCGGTGCTTTCGCCCCTCTTCAACTCCCGGTACACGGTCGCAACTGTTACCCCCAACCGCTCCGCAATGTCCGCCGCCCGCTCTCCGCGCTCGTATGCGGCGGCAAGCGTTCTTCTATCCTGAAATGTTATGTATTTGTATCGCCGCAC